GAAACAGTAAAAACCACAGAAATTCAGTTTTCGCCATACGGAAAACTTGTATCCTATGAGCTATATTACAATGATAAAAAGATTTTCAGATTAAAAGGTAAAAATAGCCCTTATATTATGTATGCAATGGTTTTAGAAGCTTTGCAAGACAGGCTTTCAATGGATACTCAAACTATACAGCAGTCTGGAAACTACACGATTATCAATGAATCGTTTTCAAATGATTTTAACGCCATATCAGAATATAAATTCTTGTTAGCACCGATTGAACATACCATGTATGATGGTGAAGAAAAATATACTGTTCATACTTATATTGAAAATGCGAAAGCAGACGAAAATGTTCTTCAAATGCGTTTTCATTTAACACATATTAGAAATGCGATGTTATATTTGGCTGATAAAGGGCTTGATATAATGTATATAAAGAACAATTTGATATACAAATTAGGTTCTACAAAAACAGCCGTCCCAGACCAATAAAAGTCCAAGACGGCTGTTTCCTTACTCATACAATATAAAACTAAACTTTCTTAGCAAACCCCGTCAAACAGATCCACCCAGCACCGCTCTTGAGCTTGCCCCAAGTCTGACCGTCAACTACCTTTTCGGCTACAATAGTGTAGATAACGCCGTACTTTGCCATAACACCCTTGACGAGTGCACAGGACACGCCTGCGCCCTTTCTAACGTTCATTCCGCCCTTGTAAGTTATCTTCACCTTGTAGGACTTGAACTTCGCTGTGTGCTTGTTGATCGAACTCGTACCGCTAAGCTTTGCGTTGACCTGTTTTGCTATGTAACCGAACTTACCACTGAGATATGGTCCCGGACAGCCCGTCGCCTCAAACCATTTGTGCATTGTAAGATTGCCGCTGGTGTTGCCCGTGTAGTTGAGCTTTTTGATACCATTACGCTTGCAAATATCCACACACAGCTTTATCAACGCAGCCATAGCCTTTTTGCTGACGTGCCAATTCGGTTCACCACTGTCATTTGCTACCTCGATAGTCACAGCACGCATATCATTAGCACGGTTGGAACTGCACCAAGACCTGTACTTTTCGTCCACCATTACGCCTACCTTGCCGTTGCTGTCGATACAGTAATTACAGCTGCCGCCACGAGCCTGTACAGACGTACAGCAGTTTGCCAGCGTTGCATTACCTGCCATGTGATGAATAGTTATCTTGTCGATTTTGTGATCTCGTACATTGTAATGATCTGTCTTGCCCGACCACTTCCAAGAAGCCAACTTTGAATTTCCCATATTATTTCTCCTCCTTAGCCTTTAAAACATCAATAGCCTTCATAATGACCTGCGGAACAGGCACTCCCATAAGCCCTGCGTTTTCGATTATAGACAGCGTTTCGTTCACCACAAATGCAATGCACACGCAATCCTTTATGTACCCTGTGCCAAGCATAAGGTCAAGCCTGCACGCCACAAGCAGGATAAGAAGTATCATACCCTTGCGGCACAGACCTTTGAAGCCCGCCCTGCTTTCAAGTGCTCCGCTTTTAGACTTGCCCGAGCGGTGAAAGACCCCTACCACTATTATGCCTGTTGCATAGTCTATCACCATAAAAATGATAAGCGTAGTCATGGCGCTTGTCCACCCTCCAAAAAGAGCGGCAATACCGCCCCCGATAGTTCCGATAGCGGCTAAGACCGCTGTTTTTATGTTTGTCATATCTCACTCCTTTATCTCAAAAGCAAATCTGCTTAACAGATATTTCTTGCCGTTAAGCAGCACCGTCTGCGTGGGCACTGTGTAGTCAGGATAAGTTTGATCATCTTCTAGACCCGATGTGTGTGAAAGAACATGATAAAGGTTTGTAAAGCCCTTGTTCAGCGTTGATGACGTCACAGGTGCAAGAGAAGTAATTGCCTTTTGTCTGCATATTGGTCTGTAAGGCATTGACCTTATTGCTGTTCCGTCAGTAAACACGGAGTACTGGTTTGAATTGTTATTTGCATAACTTGTTGCCAAACCATAACTCTTTTCCTGCGTTTCATAGTCCGTTACCTCACCGATAACGGTAAATATCGGAGGTCTTTCGTTCTGATTGCTTTGGATACCAAAAGCAATTAGGTCATTTTGTTTGTAAATTACCCAACGTCTTTTATCTGGATCCTTGTAAATAACTACACAAGGACATACTAGATTATTTGTTTGTGCATCGAGGTCAAGCCAGCCGTGTTCCTCTGTGTCGCTGAACTGACCAGACAGAAACACTTCATCAGTTACCCACAAATGGAATACAACATTATTCGTGCTTATTGTTGAACCCTCACCGTCATACGTTATCTTCTTGAAATTCCACACCTCGATAAGCTTTGTTATCAGCCCTCTCAGTCCGTCTGTTCCCTCATATATTTTCATCTTCGACCGCCTCCGCTATGCCTGTTATACCTATATTTCCGTACGCTTCTCCCACTGACACACCCACAAGGCTCTGTCCGTTCGCCATATCGGGTATAGTGTCGATAATATCCATATTGCCGTTGAAGTCCTCGATGCTGAACTTGTCCGTTCTGTCAGGCTTTTTAAGCCCGAGATTTTCCGTGAAACTAGCCAACTATACTTCCCCCTTCCGCATTTTTGCCAACTATGAGATAGTACACCTTGAAAGCGTATGTGCCGCCTTGGTCTGAGGTGTGTTCAAGGTATGCCTCCCAGTCGATGTCCCTGCCGTTGCTTGCGACTTTGTATTGAAAGCTCTGCGACTTGAAGTGCTTTTTGTTCCAGTCGCACACCATAAACACCGCAGGGTTCGTGACCCCAGAGGGTATCATGCCTGTGCGTGTGTTGTAAGTCCATTGTGAGCCGTTGTCGGCGTTGACCTTCATATTCACCGTGAAAGACCCCCACCGCATATACAGTGGGTAGAGCCTGTTCACAAGGCTTACTATCTGCGCCGCTGTCTTTGCACGAAACACCGCTGTACCGCCGTCTAAAAGCTCGTCCGTCTGTTCGCCCGAGTACCGCAGCTCATACTCCTCCTCGCCGACTATTTCTTCAAGAGCTGCCACCCTCGCCGTGAGCTGCTGGATAAGCTCCTCGGTGGTGGGCGTTGTCTGACCTGTGTCCGCTGTATCGGCAGTATTCTCCGCCTGCGTATCAGCTACAGTTGTTATCTCGTTTTCGTCCATTATCTCGCCTCCTAAAGCTGTTCTTCCACCGACAGACCCACCGCTGATATGTCAGCAGATAAGCCGCCGTCAAAGTTGAATCCTATGTTAGTTATTGGTATATCGTAGCTTTCGCCGCTGTCGCTGACGTATGTCACAACGTCCCCGACGTCAAATCGGGGGTCGCCAAGGCGGTGAAAAAGCTCTGTTGTATACCAGGAAAAGCCGCCTATCCTATGCCACAATGACCGCAGCAGCGACATTGTCATATATGGATTTTCAAACTCCAGCACACGCCCTGCCAAGCCTGTGGTGTTGCCCAGCCGCAGAGTTTCGCTGTCGCTGACCTTGCAGACAATGCCTGCGAGGATATTCGGACGTTCTCCCAGTGTTGGCAAGTCGATAGTGTTGTTGTCCAGTATCTTCACGCTCGAGCCGTACCATTTGCGGACGTATCTGCCGTATCGGTCAACAAAACCGAACTCGCCTTGTGCCGAGGCGATGTAACTGAGCATTTGCCGCATTGTGGTGTCTTTTGGTATGCTCGATATTTTGAAGTCGAAGTTTGCGGTCTTTAATCTGATATGACCCTTGCCGTAAAGCCTTGCACCGCCTTTTACACGGAGCTTTGCAGGGATGGTGTAGTCGTTGCCGTTTTGCAGTCCAAGCTGCTTACAGATGTCGTCCTCGACACCCTTCGACCACGCAGGTAGCTTGACCTTTGGCTTGTAGACCTTGTCGGAAAAATACAACCTATCTGCAAGAGTAACCTCAGTATTTCCGCCCGACTTTTTCGACTTCACGCAGGTAAAACGCCCAAGGGGTATCCTCTCTCCGTCAAGTATCTCGCCGAGTTTGCTGACTTGCTCTACTGTGAGTTTGGATAGAGCGGCGTAGGTGTACTGCTCCAGGGTGGAGTAGGTGGTAAATGCCGAGCTGTCTTTCATATACAAACTGAAAACATACTCATTTCCAAGATACTTAGTCCCGTCGTCAACAAGCTCCGCCGTCACACTCTGAGAGCAGACCGCTCCAAGCTCTATATCATCACTCAGAGATGTTGCTTGAATGTCCGTCTGAACGTTCTGAATGCCGTCATATGCCACAGGTGCTCCACTCTGAACGTCCTCTATCCACATACCCCACAAGGCTTTGTAACTCTCTATCCTGCTTGTTATCTCATTGCTTGCTATGGTGTACATATGCCCTCCTAACGTTCTGCGAATGTGACAGTACAGCTCTTGTAATACTCACCGCCGTCAAGTCTGACAAGCCCCTGCGGTACATAGTCGCTTGCGTTGGCGGATATAGAATAATACTTGCCATTGTGCCAAAACTCCAGCTCTGCAAAGTCAGGTCCGTCCTCGATAAGGGATTGTATCTCGGCTGAATCTGCGACAGGAAGCATTGTCCACTTGCAGGGCAGTTTGTATTTGCAGAACTTTCTTGCACCCACAAACAGACCTGTTGTGTTCACTCGTCCTGAACCTGCCGTCCATTCGTAACAGTTTACAGGGCTCCAGCTATCAGGGTCAGGGTCTGTCACCCATACGCCGTTTATCTTTAGCAATGTTCCTGTCAAAATGCACTCACTCCCGTCTTACGTTTATACTGATTGTTGCTGTCCTGCATACACTTGAAAAGCACCTTGCTGTCAACTGTTCCGAAGAACACAGGATCATAAGCTTTCAGCCAATCAAGTATAGCGTTCAGCACCCTTAACACCTCGTCAAGCTTGCCGTTATCAAGCATACCTTGCAGTTTGCTCAGCGGTGAAATTACCTCAGGGTCTGCTTTTGCGTTCCTGTTATCGCCCACCATTGCAAGGGTCGGTGCTGTCGCAAGTCCGCCTGTGGCAAGCTTTGGTATCTCAGGTATGCTTATTGTGTCAAGGTCAAAGCCGAAGGTTTCTCCGCCTATGCCCGGTACCCAATCAGGCACATCAAAACTCAGGCTGTTAATGCCGTCGATTATCCAGTTGACCGCACTTTCAATAGCACTGGTCATTTTGTTTACTGCACCGATAATTAGGTTTATAGGTGCTTTCACGACGCTGTAAAGCGTATCCCACACGCCTTTGAAAATCTTCTTTACACCCTGCCAAGCTTTTTTCCAATTGCCTGTGAAAATGCTCTTGACGAACATTATAATACCGTTGAGAATGGTCTTTACGCCTCCGAAAGCGTCTGAAAAGGTCTTTTTGAACCACTTGCCTATGCCCTTGAAAACGCCCTTGACAGCGTTAAGAAGCTTTGTGAAGATCTCCTTTATCTTTGCAATACCCTCAGATACGGCATTGTACAGACCTTGTATGATATATCCGCCCATTTCAGCCATGACCTTACTAGGGCTGTGAATACCAAAACAGTTCTTGAAGCCCTCAATAAATGGTGTAAGAACATGGTCATAAAGCCAAGTGCCTATGCCCTTGAAAGCGTCAACGATACCTGTGAAAAGCCCCTCAACGATATTACCGCCACAGTCCTGTATCTTCTCCGTAAAGTAGTCACGGATACTGAAAACAGCGTCCTTGATAAAGCCCCACAGCACCGATACCGCACCGCCTATAGCTGAGCCTATGGCCTTGAAAAGCTTTGTGGCAATACCGCTCCAATCTATTGTAGAAATGAACGTCCACAGCTTTTCGCCTATGCCCTGCCAGTTTACAGTTTGCAGGAAGTTTATTGCCGTATCAAGCAGACCTTTCACGCCCTCAGAGATAGTCGTTCCTGCCTTGCCCCAATCAATCTCATCAAACCAGCCGTTCACAGAAGTGCCTATGGACGAGCCAAAGCCAGACCAATCAAAGGTGGTAACGAACGAATAAAGATAGTCGATGATGGCTTGCCATTTTGAAGCAAGGGTCTTGCCGATAAGCGACCAATTCGTTTTCTTTATACCGCCGTTAAGAAAATTAGCCGTACCCTTGCCGAAGCCTGCCCAATCGAACTTCTTCATAAAGCGGTATCCTGCGCCAAAAATAGTGTTTATACCGCCGCCGAAGCTGTCACCAAGTCCTGTCCAATCAACGCCGTTTATAAAGCTGTTCAGACCGTCTGTAAGCTTATCCACAAAGCTATTCAGCTTTTTCTGAATACCGTCCCAGTTGATGTATGCGAAAGCTCCGTTGACCTTTTCAGCCACAAGAGAGCCAACTCCTGCCCAATCGCCCGACTTAATGGCGTCTTTCATACGCTCCGCCCAATCAGGAAGCTGAACGTTGTCGCCGTTTATGGCTGAGTAATCAATGCCGCCCTCTGAACTGTCTGTATCGGACTTGCTCTGATCCGGTGCAACTCTTACAACGTCAAAGTCTGCAAGGTAAGTGTCCTGAGTTTTCTTTATCTTCTCCGCTGACTTCTGCGCCTGCTTTGTCGCCTGCAAGGACTTCTGATAGGTGGTACCGAAAAGCTCAGAGATAAACGCCGCCACAGTTTTTGTCGCCGTCGCTACGCCCGTCATAAGCGTATTGAGATACGGCATAACTGTGTTCATTATCGGTGTGAAAGCTATGGTGAGGTTTGCTTTTATCTCGTTTAAGGACTTGGCAAATTCTTCGTTGCCTGAAACAGCGTTTGATACAAGTGACTTTAAGCCTCTGAAAATTGCATATGCACCAGCCATTAGAAACACTGATTTTGCCGCCCTTTTGAGAGAGTTTGTCAGCCGTGACAATGGCTTTGAACTGCCGTGTATAACGCTTGTGAGCTTGCTGAACTTTGCTTTCACAGTTTCAACAGCCTTTGAGCCAACAGACTTCATTGCTTTGAATGATCCTACAAGTGTAGTCTTTACAAGGCTTGCCGCTCTTTTTACCGCAGAAGATATCACAGAGAAACTTTTTCCGCCCTCTTTGATTTTTGCACTTAATTTGTCGCTCATATCATACAGACCTATCAATTGGCTTTTCAATTGTTCGATTTTATTTGACAACTTTTCTGATTCCATTGCGTCATCAGTTGTTGCCAACTTAGTCTGTAATCTTTTTATTTCAGCTTCTGTTCGCTCAATAGCGTTTTGGTTTATCTCAAACTTTTGCTTGAGCCTTTCCAATGGGTCGGCAGCAGTTTTAAAATCCTCTGATATTTTCGCTGCCGCCGAAAGTGCTTCTGTTCTCAGCTTTTCAGCCGCACTGCTAGCTGCTTGTTCTGCTTCTGCAACAGCGGTGGCTGCTATTGCTTCGGTATCCAATGCTTGTGCATTGCTTAGATCTCCTATCTTGGCTTTTGTCTTGTCGATAACAGCCTGTTGACGTATCATCTGAGCCTCAACGCTATTCAGCTTTTCAATGAGTTTATCAATTCCGCTATCATCTGTATCAGCAAGCTGACCGTTAAGCTCTTTATACTTAGCCTGCAACAGGCTCATTTTTTCTGTTGCATTTTCGAGCTGGAGATTAAGCCTTTCAAATTCGCTTTCAGGTATTTCAAAATCATCAAAGCTCTCTGTCGCTGTTTTAGCCGCCTCGTCAGCTTTTGCCGTAATTTGCTGAGCGATATCATCAACCTCAGCCTCTATCTTTTCAGGGTCATACTCAGGATTGTAATGTATCTGCACAACTTTAGGCTTGATGTTTTCGATTTGGTCGGTGGTGTTTTTTATATGCTCATTGGCTTTATCAATTTCAGACACCACCTTTGCAGTAGCCTCCTGCATACTCTTCTGAGCGATCTCCGACGCACTGCCAAAGCCCTCGTCTATTGCTTTAGCGGTTTTATCCATAGCGTTCTCAACAGCTTTCTCTGCCTGCTCTACTGGCTTTGAAAAGCCGTTCTGTATGCTTGCAGATATCTTGTCAAGCTGCTCCTGCACCTTGTTTTTTATCACTAGGTCAAGAGATATAACACCAACGCTTGCTCCGTCTGCCATTACTTATCACCTGCCTTTCCGAACATTCCCTTGAACAGCCTTTCAAAGTATCTCGCAGTTTCAAGCTTGTCCTGCTCTGTGAACGTTTCTCTTGCTTTCTGACTTCTGAACGCCGTCCACTCTGAGCGTATCTGCTTTTCATACCTGTCGAAATTCTTTATGATATCCTTGTTGTCCTCGCTCCTGATACGAACGATCTGACCCAGTGGTGTATCGTGCATAATCCCTGCAACGAGCCTGTACCAATCGCTGTAATGCAGATTTTCCTGCTCTGAGGGCAGGATATTGTACTGCTTTGCAATGGATTGTATGATAAGCTCTCGGTCATAGTCAAGATCGTACCAGCTTTCTTCAAACTTACTCTGCGTTTTCCTGCGGAAATCGAGCCTCTGTCTTTTCTGCGTCCTCGCCTGTTACCGCTGAGATAACAAGAGTGAAAAACTGCTGATATGCCGCCCAAGGCATATTCATTGCCTCTATCTCCTTGTAGTCCTTTGGTGCGAACGCAAGCTTGAAAACCTCGTCTATCATATCAAGGTCTTTCTTTTCAGCGTTCTTGTCGCAGATGTCAAGTATCTTCTTGACAGTTTTCTGCCTGTCGTCCACAGGGTAGACCTTGTCGCCTACTCTTATCTCAGGTGTACCTGTAAGAAGCTTGCTGTCGAGTGTATACATCTTTGCCATAGTTATTATCCTTTCTGATATATAAAATTAGGAGAGCGCTTTGAACGCTCCCCTGTTTTGTCTGTGTTCTTACGCTGCCGCCTCAGTAAACTCAGGCTTGCCGTCGGAAGCAAAGTCGAACGCAAGCGGCGCAACTGCTGTCGAATCTCCGCCACCCCATTCTGTTACGCTGACAACGCCCTTGATAACAAGCTTTGCTCCGCTTGGGAAATTCCACACAAGGGTGGTAGTTGCCGCCGCACCTGTTTTGAGTGCAAGGCTCTCGATGTAGTCATTGCCTGCGTCACCGACGTTTCTCTTGCCTGAGATACTGATAGTGATAGACTTACCAGTGAGCAGACGTCTTGTCCAGCCCTGCTGATCAAAAGGCTTCCACTCCTCGATATTGCCGTCAATGGATACTGAAAAGCTCTCCATATCGGCAATAGTCACAAGATTGCTCTCTGTCGAGCCGTCGCCGCCTGTCTTGTCTATCTTGAACTGGTTTTCATATACGGGATAAACTCCTGTTGTGTTTGCCATACTCATTCATTCCTTTCGTAATATACTGTTGCCTCGATAACATATTCACACACGCCTCGCTCGTCCCTGCCAACAGAAACAGGCTCTTTGCATTCGAGATACTTTACCGTAAATCCGTCACCCTTATACTGACGTATATCGGATAGGATTTCAAGAACGCTTTGTGCCTTTATCTCTGCCTGCGTGGGAGTATCAGTCCAATGAATAAGCACCGAGATATGTTTTTCAAGTGTTTTTGTGCAGGCTTTTCCGCCTATGCAGATACGCTGTGGCTTTGAAGTCTTTGCGTTGTACACGCCTATGCACTTGTCAAGGTTGCCGTCAATAGCGCCTGCATACACGTCCTGCAAGTCAAGGGTATCGCTCAGCATATCCGCTATGTTAAGTAAAGTCATACGCCTGTCCTCTTTTTGAACTCTGCCACAAACTCATTTTTGGCAAGGTCCTTTTTACTGCCTGTGATATATGGCTCAAGCCAAGCCGCACCTGCGTTAGGGTTATTGCCTTTCTGAAAATGATACTCAGGGTGATAGTACAAACGTCTTGCCTGCGGAGAGCCTGTCACAAGACTTGCACCGCTTTCGTCAGCGTGGACAAAGGTCTGATTATTCTGCATATCGCCTGTATCGAACGGCATTGTCTGAGCACTTACAAGGTCTGTCCTCACCTGCTCCATAGCCACCTCAGCAGACTTCACAGCAGCGTCTTCGATAGCTTTTATTGCCTGCATATCAAGCTTTATTTCAATGCCCACTATATCAGCTCCAATCTTGTGTAATTCACCCTGCCGTCAGGGTCTTTGGCTTTCTCAGAGCCATATATCTTGTACGTCCTGCCGCCTATGACCGCATAGCCCTCTATAACAGCGTTATCAGGGGCGATATCTCCGCAGAAAAGAGCCTCGCCTGACAAGGTTATAAGCTGTTTCTCTGCGGATAATTTCTGCCTTGACTTCTCAGAGTGAAAGCATTTGCCCTCAAATATGACCGTCTGCTTCTTTGAACCGTCACGATTAAGTCCGTCCGTTCGATAGACCTTGCAGGGCGTTTTGCATACCCTTTCAGGTACAAGCTGAGGAAACTTCATCACATCAGCCCCCTGTAACATAGTCCTGTCTGCATAAGCACATTGTAGACCTGACGTGTTGTGATAACGCCGTCAAGAGATACCACCTTTGACTTATCGAATGACATTGAAACTCCGCTTATGCTGTAAGCGCTCAGAGGGCTTTCTAACAGCTCCGAATTGTCATAAATGAATTTCATCTGCAAGGCTGTGGAACGTTTTATACGCTCTCTCTGAAAGTCTGTAAAGCTGTCAATGCCCTCTGCTGTTATGCGGTTGAAAGTCAGCGTGTCGATATCGCTTTCAGCTCTTTGCCGAATAGCCGAGAACTGTTCTTCGGAGATATCACACTCAGGACAGATATTGCAAAACTCAGTAGAGGTAAGGTACATATCCCTCACCCCTTACTCGCTGTACTCTGCTGTGTCAACGTCAGCGTAAATGCTGTCTATCTTTCCGTCCTTGCCGTTTGGGAAAGTGAAAACATCTGAGAACGCTCTGTTCTGATAGAGCCAGCCGTCACCCTCTGTGTGTCCGCCCGGAGCAAAGCTGTAAATGCTGTTGATCTTAGGTACTATCTTTGTGGTCTCAGGTGTTGCGATAAGCACGTTTATCTTGTGTGAGCCTGCGACCTTTTCATAATATGTATCAAGTGCAGACTTGCTAGGTGTGCCTGATACCTTAGTGTAAGAGCCGCTTGATTCGGTGTAATACTCCTTGCCGCTCACGATATCGGTATCAGCGGTCTTTACATAGCTTGCAGCGCAAGGCTCAAAACCGCCGTCCTCAGGGTCAAAGTTGAAGCGGTCATAGAAACGCTCATCATCAATGACCTCCATGATAGGCACTCCGTCAATGTCGGTCACTCTTGTTCTAAGACCAAGTCCTCCCTCTGCGATCTGCGTCATTTCGATTTTTCTCGTGAACTTGTCAGACTGCTCAAGCAGGTCCATAATTGTGGAAGTCACATACATGATAAGAGAGCCGTTTGCCTTGTATCTTCTCAGCTTGCCTGCTGAAAGAAAGCCTTTGAGCTTGTCGAACACGTTACCCTTTGTGTATGATGAGGCGGCTGTTGATGAGTGATAGCCCTCAAGCTCTGCCGCTCTCTGAGCTGTCTTTGAGAAGAACAGAGCGTCAGTTTCGGGAGCAGACTGTGTTTTCTCGAATACCTCTGAGATATTCTTGATAGACGCTGATGAGTTCGTTTCGTCAACGTCAGCCTTATCCACAAGAAACTCAACATCACGATCGTGTGTAAGAGTGAAAGGCACGTCCGTCTGAACATACTTACCTGTGTTCCAGCCGCCGTTTCTGTTGTGGCTCTTGTAGCCTGATGTTGACATCTGTGTGAAGTGGAAAGTCTTTGCGTCAAGCCACCTAACGTTCTGTGTGATGAACGGGCTTGACAGTGTTTCCTGGATCCTTATCTCCAAGAGTTCGGGGTTCCATACTTCTGCGTAATTAAGATTTGGCATGATTCATTCCTCCTGTTTTTACTTGAATTTGTTCCAGCGTTTCTGCGCTGTTGGTTTGCTCTGTGGCTTCTTTTCATCAGTATCCGAAGATCCTGCACCGACCTTGAAACCGCCCTGCTTTTTGCCGTCGGACTTTTTGCCACCCTCGCCTTTCATATCTGGATACTTCTTCACAACAGCAGAAAGGGCGGCGTTGATATCCTGCTGACTGCCGTTTCTCACATAGCTTTCAGCCACCGCAACAGCGTCCTCGATACAGTCGGGCTTGATACCAAGCTGCATAGCGGCTATCTGAGTTTTGAGCCTGAGTATCTCCTGGTCCTTTTCGTCAAGTACGTTCTCTGTACTGTCCTGCTTGTCGGACTTATCCTCGCTTGGCTGTTCCTGCTTATCTTCCGCAGGCTTGTCGGCACCCTCACCGTTCTCGTCAGCCTGACTATCGTCCACCGCAGGCTGTTCCTTGTCGGCAGAGTTCTCATCTGCCTTGTCCGCAGGCTTTTCCTCAGCCTTTGGCTCGTCCTTTTTCTCCTCGTGAGTATCGGGAGTTTTCTTCTCCTCCTCATCAGGGAGTTTCTTTTTCTCGTCCATTTTCTGACCTCGCTTTCTTAAATTTGTGTATGAAAAAAGCACCCGTTAAGGTGCTTAGTTCCGATGTTTGATTAGTCTATTGTCTGCCAATCTTCCGACAACATATCTGCTTGACTTGCAAGCCAGCCAAGTTGTACGCCAGAAGTTCCCACAAACGCTAATGCTTTATTGCCCATATCCTTATGGTCTACATTTGTCACAGTACCATTAGGTGATTTATAACTAACATTAGTGGCAAGCTCAACATACTGTCCTTTGCCGTTCCAGCCTTTTCTTGCTATTTTCTTACCTCTCTTTGCTTCTTCAATCGCCTGTCCGAAATTCATATTTATCCGTCCTTTCTGATTTTGGGTATAAAAATACCGCCTCGCCGTAGCGGAGCGGTTAGATTTATAACTGACCGATATAATCCAAAATACTTTCGCACATCAAGCCTTCTTCATTTGGATTATAATTTTCATCCAAACAGTTCAAAGTCAGGTAATCACCAACTTTATCTTCTATGACATCAAGTTCATCATTTGGGTCAATACCAATAGAAACAAGAAACTCTTTTTGTTTTTCTGACATTATAATCACTTCCTTTTGTACTTGTTGATTTTGTTCTTGCCTGTTTTCCATATAGTTGCGATAGTTCCAGTTTGGGGATTTACATTAACAGTTGCTTTCTCACCAATAAATCGTTGGCTTGGTCTGCCCAAACTATCAATTTTAATTTCATCAATATACAGCGGGTTTATAAGTGCATCTTTTATATCATTTACAGAAACCTTTCTTTCGGAAGCTCGCTCTTCCATATGTTTTGAAAATTTCGTTACACCAATTCCGTTAGATGTTGTTAATTCAATTTTATCATCTTTTTCCTTTTCTGTCAAGCCGCCATACACTTTCTCCCTAGAATAATCCCTCCGCAGAACTTCGCTGTTAGCGTTTATAAAAGCTTTCAGTTCCTGCTGTGCCTGCCTTACTTTCTTGCGGTAGGCTTTTGCTGTGTCAGGGTCGAGAGTGCCTGCCGCAAAGCGTTTTAGCTTGCGGACTTTCCGCTCCATTGCACGTTGTTTCTGCTCAAGCTCTCGCTGCTCTTTTATCTTCTCCACCGGTATCGGCTCAGGTATCTGCGTTCTGCCGTGTATGTATTGTGTCATTGTGTGGCGGCAGTTGGGGTGGAAAAGCCCGTTCTTTACGGCGTATGAAAGCAGCCAAAACCACTCACCGCAGTAATTTGACTTGCCTTGAAACTCGTCCTTTTCCCCCTCCCATACCGTGAATACATCATCAATGTATACTTGACCTTGCCAAGGCTCACAGGTCTTTGAACAGCCGCCATACTGCGACACAAGCACAGTATCATACCCAAGCTCTGCAAAGCGTTTCGCCGCACCCTGCAACGCTGCCCTTGTGGACGTTGTCCGCAGAGCCATTCGCACATAGTCGGCAATGTTCACTCGCTTGCCGTCAGCGTATACGATACAGTTTATGCCCTTGTCGAGGAAGTCCCTTGTGGCAAGGTCGATAGCCTCGTTAAGCGTCATAGAGCCTGTTCCCATTGCAAGCTGTACCCTATTCAAAGTCTGCCTGTAAATATCGTCTGTCATTCGCAGAGCGGCTGTTTCAGCGGTCTTTTCAAGGGTGGTGACGTCTTCCATAAGCTTTGCCATTTTCTTTTCGTTCACGCCAAAGAAATGCTTGTCGGGGATAGGTGTTATAGGCTCGTCAGAAAGCTCCTGGGCGCTCCTTTGTGCCTGCTGCTGACCCTCTTGAAACTGCTCCGTCATAAGCTGTCTTGTCTGATCGTCGATAACGTCAACGTACTCGTTCATAATGTCGAGGTTTTCACGGCGGAAGTTCTCCATATTTTTCAGTTTCTCAGCCTGCCAAGCAGACCATTCAAAGCCGTAACGCTGCTCCTCCGCCTTGTGCCTTTTGAGATTGCGTTTCAGCGAAGATATGAGCCTTAGCTCTATCTTCTCAAATATTTTTGCGATGTCCTTAAAATTAAGCGTACTCATCACCTACCGCAGTAGGCTCACCCTCTGTAAGCCCCTTTTCCTGCATTATCCGCTTGACCTCTGCGGCTTTCCAATCGTCCTCTTTAGAACTGCCCCACAGCTCCTCCACCTGCGTTTCAACTGACATAATACCATATGTGCTTGCCTTGCCCACAGTCTCAACTCTGCTGTCAAAGTCAGGTGCACCGTACTCGCCAAAGTCAACTGTCACCTCATAAGTCTCAGGGGCTTTGCCCTGCATATTGTCATAGGTCATAAGCACCGCAGAAACAAGCTGCGGCAGAGCCTTTTCAAGAGCCGTTGTGATAGTGTTTCGGGTGTTGCCTGTGACGTCTTTCTTCTCTCGCTGAGCGTCTGCACTTGACATCTTGCCAACGTCTATGCCAAGCGTGGCAGGAGATACAAGCCCTTGCAGACACATAAGCAGGCAATTTGTATAGCTTGCCACAAACGCTTCATACTTGATATCAGGCTGAACTACTTCTATCTTAGGCGCTGCACCCTCTGCCGAAAGCGGTGGGTCAATGCTTATGTAACTGTTGCCAAACTGATTTGGAGCTTTAAGCTTACCGTTTGCAGGATCTCTAGGTATCATACTTTCGGGGATATACTGCTTTACCCTTCCTGCTCTGATAGCGTCCCACCATTGTGAGATCACCTCGTCTAAAGCGTCAAAGCAATCAGACTTACCGCCGTCAAAAATGCTCTTGCCCCTGTTCGGATACTTTCGTGATGAAAAGAATTTCAGCGGCACAGCCATTATATACTCGCCCTCAAACTCAGTTCGGGGCGGTATCTGTGCAAGGCAAGGCACGTTGTCCAAGCCGACCTCGTGACCGTTATCGTCATACAGACGGCTTTCTATGTATCCCTTGCCGTAATGCTCTTCAAGGTGAAATTTCTTTGTGCCTGCATAATGCACAGAATGAAAAACGACCTCGTTCAGCAGACCTCGTACAAAGTTATACTCCACTTTGTCAGCGCCGATAAACTCGACTATTGGCGTATCAGAAAGCTCAGTATCCACCGATATCTTGAAAGCTCCGTCGCCGTCAACAAGTGCGGTAACTATCGCCTTGCCTGTCAGCTCTGTGAAGTCTATATGCTCGCAGATATTCTCAAAGTCAGCCTTTGCTTTGTCCCCTGTGACCTTGATATCGTCCATATCAGAATAGACAATGTATGAAAGCGTATCGGCGATTATTGCAGGCAGACCGCTATGTATCTTGCGTATCTTTTCATTCTCAGGGACGCTGCTCCAGAATGAATTTGTGCCTAAGTTAAGCTGACGAAAGAACTGTGAAAGCTCTGCGGCGTCACCACGATACCAAAGCTGTGACCTTATCACATCTGTCATAAAACCTGTTTTCTCTGTGATAGTTATACTGTATTCGGGTGCAGGCTGGATATCAAGCCAGTTTCTTATCATATTTTTCACCTTGCTTCCTATGCTGAATTTAGTCAATCTTCACACTTCCTATCTTGTCACGATACGGCAGCCAGGCATACTGACAGGAATTGATAAGGTGGTCGTTGCCGTCCTCCGGCTCAGACTTATCCTCTTTCCAACTGTATATGTTAAGCTCGCCTGCGTACTCCTTGCAATGCTCAAGGATATAAAAATCACCTGCCGCCAGCCAAGCTGACTGCAAGTGTATTCGGTCAATTATTTTCGTTTTCTTGAATGCCGGGATAAAATTATATATGCTGCCTGTGAGCCGTCCAAACTTCTGACATTCAAGTATGGTCGCCTGATCTGCGCTGTCGATATATACATCTCGTGCAAAGCCCCACGCCCTGCGGTTTTTCTCCAAGAACGCCGTGAATATTTTCGGTATGTCGGATGGCGTGAGCGGCACTTGTCTGTCACGATTGTTATACACTTCCTCGTCAAGAGTGACGCATTTTCTGTCAGCCGTTATGCCCACAAAGGTGAACGCTATGGTATCAGGCGAGGATTGCGAGTAAGCGGTGTCAAGTCCGGCTGAGAAGTACACATAATTGAAAGCTTTCGCCTGCTCTGCTGTCAAGATATTTCGCTTTTGCAGGTCAAACACAAGTCCTGTTGCACGTCCTCTCAGACCGAGTATCTTGTTCTTATACAGCTTTGTGCCTTTCGGAGCGGCAGCCATTTTCCGCTTGATATCCTCATCAGTAAGTGAAAGATTATCACGAAAAGTAAAGAACCAGTACCGCCAATTGGGTACAGGTTCTTCTGTAAGCTCTTTCATTATCTCCGCAGGCACGTCACAGGCGTATTTCTGATACGGACGTGAGCGGTTGACAAATTCTTTGTACACAGGCAGTGAGGGGTCGTCAGGGTTGAGGGTCGCCATAAGGTAATCGTTTCGGGTAGACATCTCACGGACAAACTCGATATCGGCGGTGTTTATCTCGTCGATATACACGCAGCCGAACTGAGCGCCCAGCACCATTTCCCACTTATCCTTGTTGTCATATCCCAGAACATAGATTATCTTGCCCTCAAACTTGATATGCGGCAGTTTGTAGTCCTTATCACCGTTGCCGAAGTACCGAGCATTGGTGTGCAGGTCAAGAATGCCGTTATCCTGCTGAATGATAGTTTCCTCAGCCTTTCCCGTAGTCTTAGCGGCAATGACGTGAAGCTTTTTCCTGCTTGCCGACACCATACGCATGAACTTTATGCCTGCGCCCACAGTTGTTTTGCCGCTTGCGGTAGTCCCCTCAAGAAAATCCGCAGACACACCCCGAACACTGTTGATGAAGTCCATATACTTCTGCGACAGGGGAAACTTACTCGTCAAGCCCCTCACCGCCTATCTGAGCGAAAACGTCTGAAAGCTTTTCAGAGGTCTTGACCTCCGCCTGTATCTTAGCCACATACTCTCCTGTCATTTTATTGAGGGTATCGACGGCTCTGATACGGTCAGCAGGGTCATTCTTGCCGTCCTTAGCGATATCAGACAAGAGTGCCTGCCTCTCCTTTGCGGTCATTATACGCTCGTCCTGAGCTTTCTCGGACAGTTCACGGATATACTCCGCAACACTAGGATTATCTAGGATTTTGCAGGCGTCAGCTTTCGCATACTTCTCGCTGTATCCTGCCTTTATAGCACTCTGAACGGTGTTGCCGCTCTGAGCATAGTATTCTGCAAATTTCTTTTGCCGTGCTGTCATGAGGGCACCGTCCTTTCTGAGATTTTGGATATAAAAAGAACTGCCACATTGTTGTAGCAGTTCGTAAGATTATTTTTTGTCAATTATATAATTTAATTCATCAGCAGATAAGTTTGTTGAATAAATACCTTCTCTCTTGTCTCTGGTAACTTCATAAAACCTTTTAAGCATCTCTTCATAGTGTGGCAATATATTCCTATTACTATTGAACTCACATTTTTCAAATTTCTCAAACTTATGATTATTTTTCACAAGCCATTTTGCATAGGAATAATAGTCCGTTTCTTGATTTCCGTCAAATCCTCTGAACATATAGTCCTCACGATCAAGACCTGTCACATCGTCAAGATTGTCAAAAGAAAAGGTCATGCACCTTAACATTTCTAATATCTCGTGGACCTTTTCAGAAACGGAGTATGGAACTTCTTCAAACGAAGAGCCTATCTCTTCATAATTATATTCAAACCCCTGTGCGAGAATGTCTTGATATATCTCATATTGTTCAGCGCTATCAGTGTCAAGGCGTTTAAGTATCTCATACTGATTAAAAAGTATTATTCTGTCTTTTCTGCTAAGTTCCATTTTAGAACCTCCTTTTGTTCATTTTCTATATATTAGCATATAAAGCATAAAATATCAAGGTTATAAACAAAAATTCTCCCTACTGCACAAAATCATTTTGCCTTTTTTATGCAGTATATCAAAAATTCGACATTTATGAACCTTTTACGACACAACGCAAAAGCGACCGCAAAATGCAGCCGCCCTTGTGAAAATATTATAAGGAGTTTTGTAAATGGTGGAGCAGATGTTGAGCTAGCTCGCTCTCGACCTGCATAGCCCCTTACGGGGCTTAGAAAATTGGAGGTGACTTCATGAAAGTACAAGTCTGAGGTACATCTACACTTTCCTCAGTTTAAATTATAACACAGGTAAAACGCACAAAACGCACAAATATCACTTTTCTTGCAAATATCTTTGGATTTTCATTCGCACTCCACTCTCAGACATTCTCCCACCACTAACCTGCATAGCTATCTGCAAGTACGTCTTACCCTTGATGAATTTCAGCACGAACATTCGCCGCGTCTGATAGTCCTCTATCCCCTTGATAAATTCCTCCACAGTCCTCTGCTCACGCTCTAGCCGTGCCTGTTCGCACAGCAATGAAAGTGTATCGCCACTTGGCAGAAAGCCCTCTATGCGTGTGCTGTGTGGTGTGTAGGACGGCGGAGTGCATACGCTGATACTGTCGGCAACGTACTTGCCCGAAAGCTCTGCCTTGATGTCCTCAATGGCTGAGGCGTTCCTGCGGTAGGCTTTCAGGCGTGACATGGTCATTGGGTCGTTTATTTCCATAGGCTATCTCCTCTCTTATTCCCAGCACAACATACCCATTCTTTATTCCCCAGCCGTTGAGGATATATGTTATCCTGTATGTATGTCCTGATATCTCATGTTTTGCGTGTTCTCTTACTGTGCCGTCTGAGCTACGATAAGACGTTCCGTCAGTCGGTATAAATCTTATCAGATCTCCTGTCTGAAAACCCCTGTCATTCTTTCTGACCTCGAAAGTTTTCTCACCGCTCAGAACGGCGTCACAAAATTCTATGCTAAGTTTCAGATTATGTGTTTTCACTCTTTTGCCTCCTCACACCTCAACTCTTCCAGCCTACAATACACCAACGTATTGCCACAAGTCTTGTCAGCGATCTCTGCCTGATAGAAGAACTGACCTGTCTTACTGCTCTTGCGGATAATACACCCTGTCAGCTCGTAGCAATCGGAGCCGTTGTAGCTCACCCTGCGTCCAAGACTTTTCTTTACTTCGTGTATCGTCATAGCTCCTCTATCCTCACATAAATGCCGGGTATGTCCGCCCAGAACTTTTCGCATATCTCACTCGCCACAAGCTGGTCGTCTGTCCAGAAATCAAGCTTTGTCATACAGTCCTTGAACATCTTCTGCAGGTTGTCTGTGTCGGGCTTGCTGGTCTTGTACTCTCCGTCCTTGTGTTTGCCGTCATTTGGAAACAGCCACTTTGTTATCAGCCTTATCCCACAGATGTACTTCTCAGGCGGTCTGTGCCTTGCTAGGTTTGCCGTGAGCTTTTCTTTTGCCGCCTTGACATCGGGTGGGTCATAAAATATCGGCTTGCCATTTCTTACTGTCACCTTGTGTTCCTGCGCTGTAGCTGTCGGCGGTATCATTGCCATAAAAAATTCAGTCATCATCTTCCTCCTCGCATTTGAAATCTACTCCGTGCCACTTGTGTGACTTGTCATCATACACCAATGCTCCCGACTGTTTGACCATATCCCAAATGTATTTGAGTACCTGCGGCTGTTTCACGAGCCACCAAAGCGTGCGTGATTTTCGATAGTCGAAATCTTCATTAGGCAGCTTATGAAAAAGCGGTGGCATTTTCTTAGCTGCATTAACAACGTCTTGCCTTGCCTTACTTCTTGTTGCTCTCATCTGCGTGTGTTCCTCCTCGCGCGTCATTATTCAAACTACTTTTTTGTCGGGGCGAGTTTAAGCCCCCGACAAAAAGTATTGTTTATAATAATAGATTTGTCTGTCCGACCGACAAACTCGGTGATTTTCGATATTGTCCGACAAGTAAAAAGCTCGATTTTGTCCTGACACTTTCTCGTTTTTTCCTGTCTGTCTAAAGTTCAAAAATTCGATTTTGTCTTGTCTGTCTACTGAGCTTTTAAGCCACATTCTCCTTCTTCTATCCAAAAGCCACCATGCTCTTTGAGGTATCTTCCAACGGTCTTTTCGCTCTTTCCTATGTACTCCGCCAGCTCAGAAATGCGGCACTTACCGTTCTCCTGCACACCGCTGAAAGCTGTTTCAATGCTCTCCTTGCGCTCCTTGCTGCGGTCTTCATTGGTTTTCTTCTTGCTGAAATTCTTCTTCCAATTCGGTGTGATGTCCTCTACCTCGCAGTCTTTAAGCACGCCCACGGTATCCTCTCTGTGAACAGGATAATCAAACCACATATTGAGGGGAGCAAATTTCGGGAACTCTCTCAGCGTGCCCTCTATACGCCATGCCGTGCGGTTTCTTACTGCAAGCTTAGCCTTGTCTATATCGGCCATCATAAGCTTGTATGAGTTCGGGTGCAGGTACTTGTGTGTTATCTCAAGCATTTTTGACGGCGTAACAAGATCGTCCTGTGAACAAAGGTCATCAGTATTTCTGTAAAATCTCCTCATCCAGTTCTCGCTGATACGGCAAACAGTTTCGTCCTCCTGCTGTTTGTAAAGGCTGTCTGAGATGTCAAGCTCTGAAAGGTCAAGAAGTGCGTCAGGGTCACGGGCGAATACTCCTGAACCGCTGGCTCTGTCCATTGAACGCTTACCGCCCTGCGCTCCCTTTGAGTGGTGGTGGCAGTATATGACCGCACAGCCAAGCTCTGTGCATACCTTGTCAAACTGGTTGCAAAAGTGTGCCATTTGGTCTGCTGAGTTCTCATCGCCTGTTATGACCTTGTAGATAGGGTCTATTATCACGGCAATGTAATTCTTCTTGCTTGCTCGGCGTATAAGCTTTGGTGCAAGCTTGTCCATTGGTACGCTGTGACCTCGCAGGTTCCATATGTCTATGCTGTTGAGGTTATCAGGCTCTAAGTGCATTGCGGTGTACACGTCCTTGAAACGGTGCAGACAAGATGCTCTGTCAAGCTCCAGGTTGACGTATAGTATCTTTCCTTTGGTGCATTGCCAGCCAAACCACTTTACCCCCTCAGCTATCGCCACGCACATTTCGATAAGTGCATAAGACTTGCCTGCCTTTGACGGACCTGCAATGAGCATTTTGTGACCCTGTCTGAGAACGCCGTCAATAAGTGGCGGAGCAAGCTCAGGCAGGTTATCCCACTCAGCACTCAGGCTCTCAGGGTCGGGGAGATCATCATTGATACTCTCTATGTAATCTTTCCATTCTGAAAAGCTTTCTTTGCCTATGTTCTTGTCAATGATGAACTGTTTCTTGCCGTTCCTCATAACGCCCGGCATACGCGAGAGACGTGAGGGGTTGCGGTTCTGCTTGTCGATGTCAAGACCGCTTTCCTTGCAGACCTTGTAAAGAAAATCAACACGCCTACGGTATTCGTCATAGTTGGGAGCGTCTATCTTGACGATAGCGTGAACGCTCTTTCCACCGCTGTATACAAGCACAGCAATAGGAAGTTCAAGCTCTCTCATCACAGCATTCTGCTGTTCTATAGGCATACTGTCGCTTTCAACAAGAGCATAGCGGTAGTCTGTTACATTCTCGTTCTTTACGCCCTTGCCGTCAAGAGGATTGAAGCGGATCCACGCTCCGGCTTCTTCCTTGTAGTCGCCAAACACCGCACCAATGTCGCCGTTACATTCGCCAAGCCTCTTGATAAGCTCCCCTGCCGTCCTGTCACAACACCCTTTTGTGGGCAGATACTTGGTCTTGCCGTCCTTTTCTGTTTCCCACGTTTGCGTAACATAGCCCACGTTCTCTCCTGCCTCAAAGAGCGTTTCAAGATATGTGACTATCTCCTTGACAGGATCCCATTGGGCAGGCTCGGTGATCGGTATGCCCTCACCACCATTTACAAGGGGACTGCTTTCTTCTGCAACTATCTCGCCGTCCCAGTCATAGGCTTGAAACTCTCTGGGGCTGTATCCACGTTCCTTAGCCATTTGCACGATAGTTCCTGCAGTCACGGGCTGAGCATTGCCGTTAAAGCCTTGCCACTTGCGCTCACACTCACCGCTGTGATAACGGCTGTCTGACCTCGACCAACTGTCCCAATCGTTCACGGAATAGCCCTCGTGCTTGAGAGCCATTCCCACGTTGACCCATTCCTGATAATCACAGCTTGCAGGGTCTATGTATTCAAGCATTTTAAGCAAATTTGTGTTATCCATTCACTTCTCCTTAGTTCTCAGGTGTGTATGTTTTCGGGTCGATATCTCTCGGCACTCTCCAACCATTGGCAGAGATACGAGCTATCATCTTGCTTGCGCTGTCAAAGCTCCAAGAGCCGACGTGCTCAAAACCCTTGCTTTCAAGCAGCCTTATTTGCTTAGGTGTGGTAAGTCCTGCATTGCGGCGCTTTTCAAGTCGGTCAAGGATAAGCTTTGCTTTGCCTGCGTTGTCTATATCGTCAGGGAAAATGCCCAGCTTTTCAAGCTTTGCTTTCTGTTTGTCGGTAGCAGGAGCACACTCCCAGCCAAAGGCAGGAACATAAGAGGACAAGTCCTCAGCCTGTATGGACATTTCATACTGCAAAGGGTCAACGAGCTTTCGCTTGCGTGTTTTCATTTCTTTGAGCTGCTTTGCCAAAGACTCTTCACGCTGTGCCACAACGTCCTCGCTTGCCTGTTTTTCTGCCTCTTCGATATCCACTGCACAGCCTGCCTCATTGGCAAGGTTTTCGGTCATTTTCTCAGCGACCTCTTCATTCTGACAGATAAGGTGTGCAGGCCTGCAAAGCTCGTGGCGTTCTGTATGCCATAGGAAATCAAGCAGTAAAAGCTCTGTCTTTCCCTCGCAAAGTCTTGTGCCTCTGCCTACCATTTGACAGTAAAGCCCACGCACTTTTGTTGGTCTTAGCACGATAACGCAGTCAACTGACGGACAGTCCCAGCCCTCTGTGAGGAGCATTGAGTTGCACAGCACGTTGTATTCGCCTTTGTCGAAAGCTTCAAGTATCTCCGCTCTGTCTGTGCTTTCTCCGTTGACCTCAGCGGCGTTGAACCCTTTGCTGATAAGGATATCACGGAACTTCTGAGAGGTCTTGACAAGCGGCAGGAACACAACTGTCTTGCGTTCCTTACAGTATTTGAGCATTTCATCAGCTATCTGATAAAGATAAGGGTCAAGTGCCGTGTCGATATCACTTGCCTTGAAATCTCCTGCCTGAGTTGATACTCCTGAAAGGTCAAGTTTCAGCGGTATGGTGATAGCCTTGATAGGTGAAAGATAGCCCTCTTTGATAGCCTGCGGCAGTGTGTATTCATATGCAAGGCTGTCAAACACCGAGCCTAAGTTCTTCATATCGCCCCTGTCAGGTGTAGCCGTTACGCCAAGCACCTGTGCCTTTGGAAAATGGTCAAGCACTCTCTGATAGCCGTCTGATATAGCGTGATGAGCCTCGTCAATTATTATGGTATCGAAGTAATTTTCCGAAAAGCCTTTGAGCCTTTTCTCACGCATAAGTGTCTGAACTGAGCCTACTACTACACGATACCAAGAGCCTAAACAGCTTTGCTCTGCTTTTTCGGTGGCACAGCCAAGCCCTGTTGACTTCATAAGTTTGTCCGCCGCCTGGTCGAGCAGCTCGCCCCTGTGGGCAAGGATAAGCACACGCTTACCCTGCCGCACACATTCTTCCGTAACAGCCGAGAAAAGTATTGTCTTTCCCGTTCCTGTGGGCAGAACTGCAAGGACCTTGTTTATTCCCTCAGACCACTGTTCGAGTATAGCAAGCTTAGCCTCGTTTTGATATGGTCTTAAATTCATCATCAGAACGCACCGGCTTTCCAGCCACCTGTCTGAGCAGGCTGACTATACTGCGGTGTCTGCGTCTGAGCAGGCTGAACGGTAGTCACATTCTCGTCATAGGCATAGAGCTTCTTAATCTTGTTGGACTGCCTGTCCTCGCCGTCCTTGTTCTTGTAGTTGTCAACGTAGACGTGACACTTGCCCTTTTTGCCTGTGATAGCGTTCCAGTTCATTTTCAGCGGCTCGCCATGCTTTTTCAAGCCAAGAGCCAGGAAAAGTGCTGAGAGCTTCCACTCAAACTTGTTGCAGAGGAAGAAGTTCTCTGTTATCTCCACGCTGTCCTCTGCACCCCAAATGGTGAATGTGACCTTTGCCATATTGCAGGGCGGCACTTTCGCCGACCCCTCGTGCCTTGCACGTTCGTACTTTGCAACGGTGAAGTCATAGTCCCCCTCAGGGAGCAGGACAAAGTCCCCACCCTCGTTGACTATCTCATCTTCCCAGCCGTATTCCATAAAATTATCCATAGCGTTGTCCTCCTTTTAAATAAATGGTACTTTCTGATTTTCTCTGATAAGCGGCAGCATTTGCTCCCAAGCACCTATCAGACAGCCCTGCACGAAGTCGTCAGGATAGTTTGTGATAGGAGTATCATAAGGGAAATAGTTTCTCTGAGATACCACAAGGCGTATATCCGATTCGCTTACGCTGTTGGCCCTCATAAGGTCTGCAAGCGCTTTCGGTATGCCCTCAGGGATAACGATAGGTGGTGCAACGTCCTCAAAGCCGCTGAGATCAGTAAGAGGTTCTTCTGCCTTTGGTGCAGCTGTCGGCTGAGCCTGCTGCAATGTCACTGCGTTTGATGTCTTATGAGGGGGCTGCGGTGCTGCTTTCGGCTGTGCAAGCTGCTCCTGCACACGTCTTGGCATCGTCACAGGCTTAGGCATTTCAGCAGGCTGTGTATACACAAACAGATGAGCTATACCACTATATTCAAAAGGCATTTCAGACGGAAGTCCGTCACGATTTTTAGCGTCCCAGCAAGGGTGATGTGTGGTGTACATAACACGGTCGCCGCCCTGAGCCTTGAACTTCTTTCCGTCCTTATCCACAGCTACTGCATATGTTTTGTAGTTTGCAAACAGCACCATATCAGCCCATTCTTTCACAAGAGGCGATATCTGAGAAGAAGTTTTCTTGCCGAGTTTCAGTTCCCAGCGGTCATAAGCGCCCAGCTCGTCAGGCTGTTCAAACTTTCTCATCTGAGCGTGAGCTGTAAGTACAACGTTGATACCGCTGTCAACTACCTCCTGCAAGAGATTAAGAAACTTGCCTATCTCCTCTTTTTCGTAAACATAGCCATTGCCGTAGCCGAAATCTTCAATGCCTTTCTTCTGATGAGCCGAGCAGATCATTTCAATGCAAAGCTGTTCAGCCCAATCAAATGTATCAATGACAAGGGTCTTGCAGAGCCTGCCGTTCATAGCTTCCTTTACCTCGTTTTTGAGCATTTCCCAGCTTGACGGCTTAGGGAAACGTCTGATGTTCAGCTTCTTTGTGCTGCCCTCTGTATCAATAAATACAGGGTCGGGGAACTGAGCCGCAAAGGTGGATTTGCCTATGCCCTCAGGACCATATATCACGACTTTCTGTGCGGAGCTTACAACTCCTGATGTTATCTCATACATTAAAATGCACCTGCTTTCCAAGTTTTCGTTTCTGTGTTTTCTTCCTTATCATTGTCCATTGACCTGCCGTCCTCGATAATGATACTGCACTCGTCACCTGTGGAAACTCTTGTGGCTATCGCCTGCAAGCCCTGTGCTTCAAGCCACTTGCCGAAGTCATCAAGGGTGTCGGTATCCATTTGTTCAAGCTTGTCCAGCAGGACAAAACCGCAGTCAGGGTTGAGCTTTCTCACGATAGAGGTAGCGACGATAAGCTGTTCTGCTCCGCTTATACTGTCCCACTTATGCCCGTTATACAGCAGCTCTCCGTCCTCAACGGAAAGACCCTCAAGGGGCAGGTCTGCACCGCTCAGCAGGTCAGTCTTTGCCTGCCTTACCTCCTCTATCTGCTCAGTGAGATATGTATACTGTGAACGGTAGTCCTCAGCGTCTATCTCAGCTTTCTCCCTGTCGAGGTTTGCTCTTATCTTCTTGTTCAGTTCCTCGATATCTGAGATGTTCTTTTCAAGCTCCGCTGTGCTTTCGTCCACAAGGTCTTGTGCGTCAAGGCTTGCAAGCTTGAAGTTGTTCACTGCCGCTTCATAGCTTGCTTTTGCACGCTCATAGGCGGACTTAGCAAGCTCCAACTGCTTTTCGTAGTATTCTTTCTGGTCACGTTTACGCTGATTTTCGCCGTTGTGAGCAAGTATATCCTGCTGCTGTCTGATAAGCTCCGAAGCCGAAACAGGCTCGGCAGGGACGTTTGCGTACACAGGCATTTCCTTTGCGAACTTAGACTTCTGGTCTGCTATCCTGCCGATAGCGGTACGCTGGTCATATAGAGAATGTTCCTTATGCTCCAGCTGATAGAGGGTGTCGCCCACGCCGATTATCCTAAGCAGCGTTGCAGCCTTTTCCTTGCTCGACTGATTGATGAACTTCGGCAGGTCAAGTGCGAACTGCTCAACGAAGCTGTTCAAAAGCTGCTGACCGCCTTTCTTGCCTGTGCTGTCCGTGACTTTGAGGGAGCTGTTCTTGCCGCTGCGTTCCACCACGATACCATTATCGAGGATGATCTTCAAATGCGGCTCGACAACAGACCCCTCACGCTGAGGAGAGGACGGCTTATACTTGTCACCGCCAAGCGCCCAAGCGATAGCGTCAAGGACAGAGGTCTTGCCCTGCCTGTTCTTACCGCCGATAACAGTAAGCCCATTCTTTGCAGGCTCAAGCTGTACGGCTTTTATTTTCTTTACGTTCTCAAATTCAAGCGAGTTTATTTTTACTGACATTCAGATCTCCTCATTTCTTTTTCAAATTGTCTTATTTCATCTTCTGTTGGTTCGTCCTCAGGTCTGCCCTTATCAAATCCCAACGTACAGCCGCTTTCAAAGCAACAGCCTGCTAGGTCGGCAGAGCATTCCACGTCATCGCTATATTCACAATATCCCCAAGTACATTCCTGACAGCACTTCATGACAGGGTCTACACAGCGTGTCGGTAAACCTTTCATTTACCGTCACCGCCTCTCAACTTTTCAAGCTTATCCCTTGTGCTGCATATCTTTCCGTACACTTCTCCGATATCAAAAGCTCTATGCTCACATGCCGACATTACCTCATAGATATCGAGTATATCTGCACAGGCTTTGTCTGCGGTATCATATGCTTGACAAATCTGCTCTTTTGTGCTATCATCAAGGTGTGTTGAACCGGTATCTTTTGATACCACCTCCGAGCTTGTGCCTGTTGCCGCAGGTGCAGGCTCGTTTTTTGTGTTGTTCACTATGTATCGTGTGAAAGTTTCAATGCAACCCTCAATTTCCAAAGTTGCGAAAAATGGGCAGTTATCACAGTCAGCATTTGTCGCACAATGTTTCGCCGCATTTATGATATCTTCGTTTGTAAATTCCTTATTCATCTTTATTCCTCCCTTATCGGCTGTACGCTCATATACTGCTTGCCGTCATAGTCCATCTTCTTCACAGGTTCAAGCCCCTTATCCCTCAGCGACTTTGTGGCATCGCCAAGCCCTCTGTCGAAATCCTCACGGGTCTTGTAGAATGCACATCTACGGCAGTAGTCCTTCATTGGCGTTACTGTCAGCGCACCGCATTCGTCAGGCTTGACATTTGAATGGAACACGCAGATATTGACCGCTCCACTGCCGTTGTCAAGGGGCTTGTCCCTCTTAAAAACCTCTCTCATCACTATCATCGTTTTCGTCCTCCTCTTTCTCAAAACGTTTCTCCCAGTGCTTTTCAATGGCGCCAAGTAATATGTACATCACTACATCTATCACTGCAAGCACGGCTACTGTTATCAGCAGTATCAACGCCATTTTACCACTTTCCTTTCATTTCAACTTCGACCTTGACTATGGGTCTGCCTGCTTCTCTCACTGCACGCTTTATGCTCTTCTCTGCTTCCTCGTAGGCAGTTTCTTTTACACTTACATACCACCTGTACGCTACATACATTGCAAGCACCACAACGAGCGCTACCGCTGCGGCACATCTGATTATCTCTAGTACGGCTATCATTTTCTCACGTCCTTTCCGTAAAGTGTGCGGAGTTTTTTAAGCCTTTTCTCGAAGTTGTCGATATCAATGCCCCACACCTCGTAGGCTATCTCGGTATTGACCGAGTGCGGCAGCCATGACTTCACGCCACGCTTTGCCATTTCTTCCTTAACAGCTTTCTTGATCTTGATAGTCTGCGTTTCACCTGTGCCGAACAGCTCCTTGATATCCGCATTGGTTATTTCGGGCTTTTCATAGTACAACCGCACTGCCATTTCAATGTCAGGTGACCTCATTTATCTCACCTCCTCGTTTTATATTTTGTGGCTGTTGGGTAGTATTATTGTCCGTCATCGTCTGTCAGCTCAAAAAGCAGCTTGCCTGTCAAAGACCAATACTGCGTGACCTCTCGATATGGGTCATTTTCTTTTCCTGAGCCTTTAAGTGCTTTTGTGACAATGACCTGTCGTGTCATTGCACTGTCGCAGCCCCTCAATTCAATGTTGTTTGTCATTGGTTCACCTTCTTTTTCTGTCTTATTACTGTTGATTTTGTACTTACCGTTGCTGTACACGATCTCTACACCGAGTACAGCTGCAATGTTTTCAGCAATTCTTCTACTATCATTTGCACCACACATAAAGCACTTAATTGTTGATTCCTCAACTCCTGACTTCTCCGCTATCTGAGCATATGTTAAGTGCCTTGACTTCGCAATTGTTTTGATGTTTTGCCGTAACTCATCAAACATAATTCCTCACCTGCCTTTCTGTCCGTTTTCTTGTACTGTATGTTGGAAATGACGTTTACAATGACTTTGAAATTTTTCTCAACTGCGAAGATAATGACAAACAACTGTTTTATGAAAAATTTTGCAATAGCTTCTTAGATACTTACAACAATCTTTGTAAATATGTTGGCATTCCAAAAATTTCAACGCCATATCGCTATCAACACAATTGGTATGACCGACATGGTAAAATAGTTTTCATCACAAAAGCTGTCTTACTTGCGATATTACAGACCATATTGATTTTTTCTTTGCTGTTTGTACTCTTTATCACAGTAGGCACAATACTATGTTTAACAGGCATAATCCCAATGCCATAATGAACATTATGTAGTCCATAATACAATCAAAATCACAGTCTGACAGAATACCACCTGCCAATAATCCGAACGCTATAGCATACACTATATTAGCCGCCAAGTTCTCACCCCCCTCTTTAATCACTTGTTGCATTTTCTCCTCAGTTGTGATACAATGGCTATATCTTACAAAGAAAGGAGGCAAACTTATGAATATTACAAAGGATTCTGAAAAGGTCATTTGTTACATATACAAAATGTACCTTGAACGCCGTAAAAATGGTGAATCAAAGGCTGAATCACGTCGTTTTGAAATTGACTTTTATAAAAGCGATAAAGACTTATCAAAATGGTATGACAGCGACATTTCAGATTGCATATTGGAACTCGCAAGAAATGGATACATCAAAGTTTACATTGGCGGAGATTTTGATATTCTCGATCAGACCATTGTGTATATGGAAAACCGATTTAAAAACGGTCTTTCCGATGTACTTGACCTTATTTCAAAATTTGTCCCTTGATCTTATCACCTGAATTTTCAGGTGATCTTTTTTTGCCATTGACGTAAAAGTCCTCAGATATAGTCAATGACCAAGCACCATTAAATTCAAGCTTAAAGTACGAAACATCTGACATATCTTTTCCGTTGACTTTTAATTCTCCTTTTTCAACGTCTAAACTGAGTGTTGAAAGATTTTCGTTCATTCTCCTCACCCCCTCTTTAATCACTTGTTTCCTCACGCCTTAGGATACGGCGTTGGGTTTCTTGTCTTGCCGAGAAGATAGTCAACCGAACAGTCAAACATCTCCGCAAGTGACATTAAAGCAATAACAGCCTGAACGTTTCTTTTCCTTTAGGCGTAATAAACACCTGCGTGCTTGAAAAACCTGTTTTCTCATTAGAAAACTCCTTGACTTCAAACAAGCCGTTCTCCATAGGCTTTGCATATGGCATAAGCTTGCCCTTTTTATCTCTGTAAAGATACTTTTTATCAAGCAGGAAATTCACAAAAGTATTTTGCTTGACTTTAAGTTCCTTAGCTGTTTCTCTGATTCCTGTCAGCAGATTTCTGTCCACGAGTTCATCAAAGTAATCAGCTTTCGGTTGCATTATCTGTTTATCAACAGTAAGCTGTGAAACGCTTACTTGCAGAGCTTTTACCTTTTCATTAGCAATTTCCAAAGCCCTTTTCATAATCATTTCAGGACTGTTCCATGCTTCTTCAACTCTTATGAAGTACTGACGAAACTGCTTCCCTTTTTCACTTCTCTGCAACATACAGATCTCTTTTGCCATTGGAATTGTAAGTTGGTGGTCGGTACTCGGTCTGCCGCCTTCTGATGTTTTACTCAAAATTGAGTAAAAGTCCTCTTTATCCGAAAAACCGTATTCACACATTCTTTTGAACCAATCATTATATCTGGTTTCTACTTCCAAAGCCTTGTGAAGTTCCCTACACGATACTGTTGGATGTTCTGCGTTTTCATAGCTGATTTTAATTAGTTCATTCATTAATCATCTGTCCTTTCGTTTGTTTCGATATCTTCCAAAAGCATATCCGTCGAGCAATCAAGAATTTGTGCCATTTTCTTAAGACTTATAACATTAGGTATTCTTGCACCATTTTCCCATTGAGATATCGTATTTTGAGATACTCCCATTTGATTAGCAAACTCAGCTTGTGAAAAGCCTTTTTTCCTTCGAATAAGTTTTAATTTCTTCAATTGATTTCACCTCCAAGCTATGATTATTTTGAGATTTCAGCATGATTAAATATCTCATATAAGGATAATATCACATATAGCGATTAATGTCAATCCCTTTTTGAGATAATTGTAA